TTTGAGATAGTGCGCTCAAGCACACGCGGTGAGCGCGCGCATCTTCACACGCAAAAGTTTTGGCAGCGGCATCAATCTGAGCCTTGTTCAACCCGACGATTTTATTAGCTGGGAACGTGAAGGTAAACGGCAAGCCGTCCGGACAGTTTACGGTGCACGACTCAGCGTCATTGCCGAACAGCGTGTATGGGTTTCCGGTTGGCGGTTTGTGCCAGCCGGGGTCGTCTGGACCACCGCCATTGTTGTCTTTCGTGGTGCACTCCACCTGTTGGTTCGCAGAACAGATATCAGCGTCCTGCTGGCTGACGGGCGACACGCACTGGCTCTTGCAACCCGGGCTGGTCCAAATCGAATCAATTGGAGGGAACCCAGCCCAATTGGAGTTGTAGCCAATGAACAGGTCCTGGTCGGGCAACTCGGCTGACGTGTTGGCTAGCGGGTTAGCGGGGTCGATGCAGGGCGAATTAAATTTGCAGGGTATGTTCATGGCGTTTCAAATTCTCTTCCACAAACGTTAGCGGCATACAGCGGCCGGTCGAGGCGTTCAGCGTAAAGCAGCATGCCACGGATGCGGCAGTAACCTTTGACGATTAGCTTAGGTTGAAATTGGTAACCCCAATTACTAGGTCGGTGGTTAGCAGCTTCGCACTTAGTAGGTGGAGCTGGCAATGTCATCGTCGCTCGGTAACCTTCACCAAATGGCTGGATAGGATAACAGATTGGGTTATTGACGTTCTCGCAACTGTTCTTAGCAGAACACACCTTCCACTTATGCCAATCTAGCCAGCAGGTCTCGCCGTCCGGCCGGTATTGCATCGTGAACATGACCGTACCAAATATTCTGTCCACCCACAGCTCGGCTGACACTAGCTTCTTGAACATGAACGGGTCACCCCAAGTGAGTGCCGGAAATTCTATATACCAGTCGATGCGCGCTGAATCATCGAACGTGTTGGAGTCGAACCGGCCGAATTCCGTCATTTCGAACAACCGAATGCTCTGGTCGACGACTGACAGCGAGGTAAGGAACGTGCGTTGGTTACCGCCGAAGTCACCAGTTGAGCCCTGGAACATCGCCAGGCCTTCGTTCATGCCTTCCCAGATGGGTGCTTGGTTTGAGCCGAACGATGACATTGGGATGAAGTCCAGCGGCATCAATGCGTCATGGACAACTCCTTGCGACACTCGGCGGGGTAATGCGCTTTGGTAAAGTCGCGAACCCAAATCGACACCGAACCCAAACCGCATTAGTGCTCGGTCGTTAAACTGCAACACGCGATTCTCTTGTGCGCTGATTTCAATGTTGCCAGGCTGGTTCCAGTAACGAAGCGATGAGAACAAAGAGCGCACGGACGGTTCCAGGGATTGGTAGTAAACATCTCCGTTCTCCAATACCACCGAGCGGTCATTGACGGGACCGTTAACAGTTTGAACGACGGTCATCAGTGGTTGGTTGGAGGAAGACGCCCCAATCCAATCAGTGCGCGTCACCGGAACGCTCAGAGCAAATACCTGCCGCCGGGTGCCAATGAAAAGTGTTCCCTGGCCGAGCTGGGAGTTCAGGTTGGCATTGTAAAACAGGGCGCGAATATTTCCGGCTTGAGCTGGGACAGAGAAGCCATCACCGCCGACGACCAACGGGTTTTCCGTAACGTTGAGCACTGCGTCGTTGAACTGGTAAGCTGCTGTTCCGCTTGAGCCTTTGACCATATCTCCGGCGTTAGCGACACGCCCGGTGGCATACCAGAGTCTTCCCTGATAATAGACCATGGCTGTAGCTGCAGGTATCTCGTTAACTCCGGGAGTTCCTGGGGCCACTGCGGTATTTGTAATTCCTTTGGAACGACGAAGTGTAACTCCATCCCAGAAGAGTGGCAGTGTGGTGTTGTCACCTGCCTGGATTACCAGGAACTGCTCAGCTTGGCAAAAGAAGAACTGTTCCTCAGTTGCTGGCATGAGCAGGTGAAAAGCAACCGAAAGGTCGGTGACAGTAAAACTGGGCGAGATAGTTACTTTAAGTATGTGACCACTGACCGCTACCACCAGGTACGGGTCCGCGTTGAATGGGTCATACATGAATTCTCCCTGGAACAATCCAGCGGCATCAGCGATTTGCCCGAGCTGCACGTAACCGCCGCGCGGAGTAATGCCGCCGTCACGCACCGTAGCATTGTCCAGCCAGGCCAGCTGGTTACGGGCCAGGCCGTTTGGGTTTGCTGGGCTTTGAAGAGTGGTGACGCGTATAGAATCGACGCCGCCTGACCAATCCATGCTGCCGTCGACCATCGCCACACCGTTAATAGGCGCGGGCATATCTTGACCAACAGTAGGTCTTTGAACTAAGAATTCAATGACAAATGCCGAACCCACGCGATGCGACCCCGAAGTTGAAGGAGATGTACGGCTGCACGTTCAACTGGGCAGCGGACCCGTTGATTATCGAAATGGACATGTGCCGCCACGGCGGGCGTTGGCACAGGAAGAAAGGCACTGGGTACTGTGGTGAAGGGATGGAGTTCCATTTTAAAAAGGCCATGCAGGTTCTCTGGCCGGAAGTTATCTGGCATCGCTGGGCTGACCTGCAACTAAAGCTCTACCTCAACTACCGCATCATCGGACAGATGGGGCCAGCGTCGACTGGCAAGACGTTTGTGCCCTCAGCCTGTATCCTGATGGATTATTACCTGTACCCAAACATCACGACGGTGCTAGTCTCCAGCACCACGCGCGAGAGTTTGGAGATGCGTGTGCTGGGCGAAATCAAGAAGCTCCATCGCCTGGCTAAAAGTCGATATCCCGACCTTCCCGGCAACCTGATTGAAGGACGCCAGCGGATTGTCACTGACAGTCGGGCAATTGCTGCGGAGGGACGGGACTTTCGAAATGGCATCGTGGGTGTCGCCTGCAAGAAAGGACAGAGCTTCCAGGGCATCGAGGAATACGTCGGTATCAAGAACAAACGCCTGCGGATGCTGGGCGACGAAATGCAGTTCCTACCGCGTGGGTTCTGCGACTCAATAGCCAACCTGAACAAGAACCCGGACTTCAAAGGTGTGTTCTCTGGTAACCCGAAAGATATCACCGACGCGCTGGGAGTCATCTGCGAGCCAGCAGCGCACATCGGAGGTTGGGATAGTCAGATTGACCAGACTGAAGGGAGCAAAACCTGGGAGACGCGCTGGCCGCGCGGCGTCTGTTTACAGCTGGTCGGAACGGATTCTCCGAACCTGGATGGGAAACTCGGTATACCGCTTATTACGCAGCAACAGATTGACGAAGACATCTCGTTCTACGGCCAGGATTCGCTTCAGTTCTCCATGATGGACCTGGGTCGCATGCCACGAGGTCAGGCAGCGCGTCGGGTTATCTCGCGACAGATGTGCCTTAAATTCCATGCGGTCGAAGACCCAGTTTGGAAAGATTCCCAGCGTGTAAAGATTGGGTTCCTCGACGCGGCTTATCGCGGCACAGGCGGTGACCGTTGTGTGTTCGGGGAACTCCAGTTCGGTTTGGAAGCAATCACACCAACCGGTGAGCAAGTCGCCTCGGCGATTATATCCCAGAAGCCAGTGGACCCTGACCAGAACCAGATTATCGCACTCATCGAGACGATGGTAGTCCCGGTCACCCTCGACTTTAACGAACCACCGGAAGACCAGATTGTGAACTTCGTTAAGGACCAGTGCGAGCGGCGGGGTATTGCTGCTGACAACTTCTTCCTGGACTCCACCGGGCGCGGCTCGCTCATCAACGCCTTTGGTAGGCTCTGGTCGCCGCAGGTTAACGGCGTTGAGTTTGGCGGCGTGGCGCATTCTGACCGCAAGGTTAGTCACGAGATAGACGTATACTGTAAGGACTACTATTTCAACATGGTGTCAGAGCTCTGGTTCAACGTCTCGTACATCATCCAAGCCGGTCAGTTCCGTGGGATGACCGACGAGGTGATGGCAGAGGGTTGCATGCGCGAGTGGGGTTACCAGGCGAAGAAGATTCAGGTTGAACCCAAAGACAAGATGAAGCTAAAGAGCGGGCGCTCTCCCGACCTATTCGACGCACTGGTAGTCGGCATTGAAGGTGCCCGCCGAAAGGGCTTCATCATTAAACGACAGAGAAGCGTGGAGCACAAAAGAGTGGACCACGCCTGGAAGAAGGCTTTGCGCGAGCGCTCAGACAAGCATTGGCGCAGCAGCGAGCTAACATATACCTGAGGTTATTCTTCAGGGTGTTGGCGCAACCGGAGGCGTAAGGGCGTCCAGCGCGTCGAGTTTGTCGGCTACCGTCTGTACTCGCGTCGTGATGCCATCGAGCAGCAGCTGGTCCTCTGGTGTAATCTGTCCCGCCGAATTTTGCAGGGCGGTAATCTGTTTCTGCAAGTTATCAACGTCCCCTTGAAGGTCCGTGATTGCTACATCTTGACGGTCAAAAAATGCCGTCACCTTTGCTGTGAAGTCGCTAATTGCGCTCATAATATGCCTGAATCTTCTGTTAATAAGGGCTTCGAGGCGAACAAACAGTTCCGCACATGGCCCGTTATGTTTATCTTGACTCACCACCAACACTCATCTTCCACACCTCGACAGTCAATGACTGGTTTCAGGTCACTGGCGCAGCGCAGAATTGACTTACGCTTAAAACAATGTCCCCCACCAGTTGGTGCGGTTAGACCATAAGAGAACCGCTCTGCCTATTGCGGTGTTGGTGAGCTTGGTTGCGCCCTGAACACCAGGAACATTGAACGTCTCAGCCCCGTTCCTGAGTATCGCGTTAGTCCCAGCTGATGCGCATTGAATCCAGAAAAACTTCCCCGAAGCTCCAGCCGCTGCCGGGTCGGGCATGGTGGCTGTGTGAGCACCAGTCAGCAGAACAAACGTGTCGTTAACTGTGAGCACCACATTGGCTACGGCATATTGAACATTGTTGGTAATGTCATCGGCGTGGAAAACGCTGGGGTTCCCTGAGTAGACGGTGTTAATCTGACCGGAAGTGGTTGCACTCCCATCAGCATCAATCGGAACAGAGCCTGAAGCGGCAACGTTTGTGATACCACTATCAGCCCTCCCCACCAACACACGTCCAGTCGTGAGATTTGAAGCGATAAGTTGGTGAGCAGCATCGACTGCGAGGGTATTGGAGTGGACCGTTGCCAGTGATTCGTTATTCGTGAGGAAAGGTCCAGTCGCGGCGACTTGCGCGAAGGTCGTGAGGAATGTTCCCAGGGCCGTTATCTGCGCGTATGTGGTGGCTGTGCCGTTAGCATCAATCGGAACCGCTCCCGAAGCTGTGGCGCTGCCAAGGTTCTGATTGGCGTCATACATCGCTATTCGACTGGCCGTGCCGTTGTAATTGGTCAGCCCGTCTACCACGAAAGACGGATTAGCTGAGCGCATCGCATGCAGCCCGCCAGAAGCACTGCTGGAGATAGAGGCAAATGCGCCACCACCATACGCTATCCCCTTCCATAGACCTGTTGGTGTTGAAAATGCAGTCTGCCAATTAGTGGCATCCCGCGACCAAAAGGCCGTGCTGCTCCCGCTCGCCACCCATATCCCATTGCCAAAGGCAATCCCGTATCCACTGTTGGCGAGAGAGCTTTGCTTAACAAAATTTGTACCGTCAATTGAGGTGCCTATAGCGTTAGGACCTGAGGCGACAAAGAGGCCATTTGCAAAAACCACACGACTATAAAGGTCGGAAGTGGCATGCGTTGTCCAATTGGTGCCATCGGGCGAGGTCAGGGTAGTTGACCCGTTAACGCCCACAAACAGATTGCTTCCGTAGGCTAACCCGAGAAAGGCAGAGCCGTTGAAACTTTGGGCAACCCAATTGGTGCCATCAGGCGAAGTCATTACCTTTTGGGTTCCACCACCACCAGCTACAAATAGATTGGTGTTCCCGCCTGGGTTGCCGTAGGTGATACAGTTCCAGATTGAGGCAAACGGCCCGACTTGCCCGGCCCAGTTGGTGCCGTTGGGAGAGGTCATCACCGGGTCATTTCCACCGGAGGATACCGCTACAAACTGATTGGTTGACCCCTGTCCACCATAGACCACATCAACCCATACTGAATTATTCATAAGGGTTGTGTGCGGAACCCA